GACCAAGTAATTTAATCGTAGCGATGGTAGCACCGGCAATGCTGAACCCAATTAAAGAATTCAAAGTATGATACCGATCAATTGGTGCATTCCTGCTATATTCTTTAAATCGGTTTTGAGATTGGGAATCATCATCCTTAAGCGTCGCCCTTTGAAAATGAAGCAGACGACGTCTATCAGCATCGGAATCCCGTTTTAACAGCTCAACGTATTTTAATAGACCTGCTACTCCGTATTCAGCAATGAAGAAATTAAGATGATCCTCAATTTCTTGTAATGCCACTTGATAGGCATCATGAACTCGACCATATAATTCTTCATCACTCTTAAGTAGTTTGGCAATATACTTCTTCTCTTGAGCTTCACTAATCGGCTTCATTAATCATCACCTTTAGTCTGTGAAGTATCATTCTGGCTGTTATTACTATCAGCATATGGGTCAGGCGTGCGTGCCTTCGCCTGTTGTGCCAGTTGATCTTGTTCAGCGGCAATTTTCTGCATTTCTTTTTTAGCATCGGGAACATTTGAAAGAGAAGCAATCGCCGTTTCTTGAGAAGTGGTTGATTGTAACTCATTTGCTGTCTGTGCTTCAGCTAACAAATTGTGCGGGATTGTAAAGTTAAAGGTGTACTCTAAGTTATCAACGTCATCAACATTAATCCCCTGTGCCTGTAAAGCGCACGCCCATATTTGAGTCAGTGCCTTTTTCATCTTGGTTTCTTTGTTCAGTGCTTTGATCTTCATCGAATGAATCTTAAAATCCAGGGCCTGAGCAGCCGATGTACTGAAATCGATATTGTCTAAATTCGGAATCTGTGCGACCTGATAAATAAAGTCAGTATCATGCTGAATCTGGTTCTCTTGTAATTGATCCCCAGTCGGTTTTTCCATAAATTCCGCATCCGGCATTGGTAAAGCTTTGGACTCATCAGATTCAGCCCAAGCTTTATCCAAATATAGGTTAAGGACTCTTGAATCTTTAATTTCTTTAAGTTGCTCATCAGAAAGTTCAGAATTAATAACTTTCAAGATACTAGCCGCAAATGAGTCAGAATCATTTGCTTTGGCACTCATGGCGCTGTCTAAATCATCGACCAGACTAATCAGATCATCAAACACGCCGATCCGTTCCTCGTTATCCATAATTTCTGCCATTGGTAGTTGATCAAATGGGTGTGCTAACTGATCATCCACTCCGGTGTCTGGATCAGGCTCTTCATCAAAGGTTAATGAATCGTTAGTGGTAGCTGAATTGCTGAACGGCACGGTATCATTGACCTCAATCAATTGCCCATGTAAAGACTCATTGCCTTTATTGTCTGGATAGTAACTGTAGGTAACGCCAAATAGCGGCTTATCTCGAATTGTGTTGTCATAAACCATAAACGTATTGAGAGGATCCATGAAAGTGATATAGGGATAGGCCTTTTCGTCAGTGTATAGATACAGATAAGCGCGCCCATACACGCTTGACCATTTAGAAGCTTCCGTAAACACATCGTCCAAGACTTGATGTTTAGTCATTGCCGTGATCAAGTCATTAACTTTGTTGCTCTCAGCGGTTCCTTCATCAGATGGATCCTGATAAGCAATGTCAATTGGCGTCCCGATAAAATAACCGTTGAATGAGTCAACAAGCTTCTTAGGCATGTTAACAATTCGACGGTTGTCTGGATCACCATGCGGCGTTGGCTTGCGATTAAGAATGTTAAGATGACGCCCTTTATAATATTGGCGCTTCATAACGTAGGTTGGCATCAGCTTTGTTCGATGCAGATTAATCATGTTAAACAAATCGATGGGATTGTCCTTGATATTTTGACTAGCGGAATAATGAAAGACGTCGTTATCGTCTAGATAAGCACTACCAGACAAATTAACGGTGTTATCATTTGTCCACCCCAAGTTCGAGGCATCCCGCCCGGAAATAAACGTATCTTGAATATTTGGGTATTCTTTTTGTAAAATTTCACTAATTTTCATTCATTAAATACCTCGCTTAAACAATTTAACTTTGGCATTACGTTGTGGAGCAACCTTTAGCCCCAACATTTTTGCATTATCAATGGCAAAATACTTAAACGCATCAACCGTATGGTCGTTTTCCTTGACCACTTTAGGATTGTCACTTTGAACCGTCTTTTCGTCCCACTGATATTGCTCATGCTGCTTAACAAATATCTGATTCTCAGGCGTATCCAAGTAGTACACACGTCCCTGAGCCAAGAGTGACGACACATAATCAATCATTGTTGCTTCATCACTCTTAGCAACCCCATGCCAAACTTGGTTATATTCTTTAACGAACTCGTTTCGAAGTGCTCCTTCGGCCGAATCAATTGTCCGTTTACCAATTGGCACTTGGTAGTCCATCGAATCTTCGAAGCTCTTAATTTCAGGAACCATGTCACTAGGAGCCTTTTTACGAGATTGATGTTCAGGGCTGTAATAGTACGTGTGCAGCAAAATAACCTTACCTTCGGCGGTAACACCAATTGCCAAGCAAGTAGTTGCTGAGTTAATGTGCCCAGCATCGATTGAGAAGTAAAGATTAACCAATGGGTCGTCATCAAATAATTTAGTTAAGGGATGAAACAGCTCCATATTGTAGACGTTAGTTCCCAGCCCAATGATTTTCCCAAGGTAAAGCCATTTATAATACTCTAAGTCGTTCTTCTTGTACGTTTCAATCAATGCTAGCTGTTGCTTTTGGGTAATCCCAAGCTGATCATCTAGATACGTTGACGTATCGATAAAGCATTGCGGATTCTGTTCCTGTAAGGCAATCCATTCATTAATCCAATCATATGGATTCCGTGGCGGATTATAGCTGTAAAATACCTTCACATCATTAACCCAGGGCGATTTTTGCCGAATGAATGTCGGGTTGGTCTGGTCGAAGACTTCAGCGCTCTTGAAATTGGCTGCTTCTTCGTACCACAGAGCGATAACATTCCGAATCGTGTTTGATTTCAGTTTCTCAGGCTTGTCATCGCCGTAAAAATAAAACGCACTGCCCGATGAAATATGGGTGATGCGCATTGGTGAAACCGAATATTTAAATTCATCGATTTGTTTAACATGTCAATCGCCCAGCAAATTTGACCATATACAGAGTCTCGCAAGTTAACCGTGTTTTCCCGAATACAGACAACATTCACTTTATGGCCTAGCTGAGCCTGCTTCTTTAGCATAGTCAACAGCTTTAAACTAATAGTCGATGATTTGAAGGAGCCCCGACCGCCTTTAGCAATCACATAAGGGCGCGTGGTAGTCCACATTTTCTTGAAATGCGGATTAACAAGCTGAGATATTTTAATCATTTGCTTAGTCTTCACCGTCATTATCCGTATCCTCCAAATCATCAACCACTATCGTACTGTCATCATGTTGGTTAACCTTCTGAATTTCCTTAGCTTTCGTTTCAGCAATCTCCGCATCGGCTTTTGCCTTACGAATTTGGGCTGATTGCATAACTGTTGGAACTGGATATCGCTTTAGCAACTCAGTGAGTGCTTTCACCTTATCGTTAGTTTCAACGAGAGCTTCACCTTTGTCTAATCGCAAGGTCTTCAGTAAAGATGTATCGCCTTTATTAGTAAAATTGACTTCATTCTCGTAGTAGAATGCCTGCTTTCCAGTTTCCGGATCAATGTATGGTAGTAATTCGTAGTGCTTTCCGGAACTATTAATATATGGTCCCTGCTTAACGTAATGTTTCATCCACCGTAAATGTTTGACTCGTTTGGCCTCCACATAATCACCGATGTTAGCAAACGCTTGGCGCTGAAGCTCTCGAACAATATCATCCGCCTTAATGGCCTCTGTCTGTTCGCGTATCATGCGAAGATTATCTAATTCTGCCCGCACACTAGCATTAACGAGTAGCCTTGGACCATTTACATTGGCAGTGTTCCAAGACGCCCCATATGCCTTCTGATAAGCCCAAGTGGCATTGAATCGTTGCAAATAGTAGAGGCAAAACAACTTTTGCTTTTCGTTTAATTGACCATTGTTTTTCAATTGATCGACTATTTTGTGTGCACCCTTTTTCGGTTTTGTGTGCACCTTTTTTGTAACTTTGTGTGCACCCTTTTTATTTGGGGTGCGTTGCCAACCATACCGTTTTTTCCACGATTTAACCGTGTTTATCGATACTTGGTACTTTTCAGCAATGTTCTTATACTTCATTCCTGATAGATAATCCTTCTCGGCTTGTTTCTGGTTATTCATTACATACCACCACACCTCCATATTTCATGTTTTATGTATTGGTGATCGAGGCTAGATCCATTACCACCATAGCCCGTTATTTTCACTGCTCGCGCGGCATCTATCAGCTGATTTGACGTAACTACTTTACCAATAAAGGCTTATTCATCAAGGTTAGTAAGTTGCACCTGAGTATCATGCTGAACAACCAGTTGGCACACCTTATCACCCTTGTTAATTTGATTAGACTGATTAGATAAATTAGTGAATGTCGCCATAATTTCATCGTGATATCCGTTACGGATAGTTGTCGGAATACATTTAACAGGTGATTGAATGGCAAGCCCTGGTTCTGGCCTAATCTCCGACGAATATCCCTTATTAAGTTCAATGGAAATTCCTAGTGAAACACGTTTAGTTTCAAATGGTGCAAAATAAACAGTTTGATCAGCATATAAATCAAATCCCGCATCATCTGGATGTGCCTGATGTGGTGCCATGGTAGATGAAGTCATTCTTTTATATTTAAGAAATACCCTAGGCACGTTCCCTCATCCTTTCCTGCTTATGTCGCATGTCGTCTGTTAACCGTTCTTTAAATGGTGTCTGTAATGTGGAATTAATATTATTAATATCTTCTGAACTATACATAACACCACTAGCAAATTGAGCCTCAGAACTAAATATCATTAGAAATTCAATTCCATCAATATAATATCTGGCAACTCCATTAATGAGTTTTCCTTGTGCATAAATATATTTCATCTTAATGTCATTGCTGGGAGACTCTTGCTTAAAATAATCCCTTAGCTCGTCATATCTCATTTTGACTTCACCTCTATAATTGTCGGACAGCTATTTTACAAAGTTATCTGAGCCATAAGGCGCTGGAATATCACTCCAGGCTTCTCTGAGCATCACGTAAAGCATAAAATCATAGTTACTGCCAATCAGTGGTACGTTAGCAAATTCGTCATAAGCTTTGGTCATGATTTCAGCATGATTGTGGATAGCCTTTTCAATATCACCATCTTTAAGCTCTTGTGAGACCGCAGAATTGTTTACCTTATCACTCATGATCATTTTTGATGCCTCCGGTTTTAGTTTAGCCAACTCATCGACAATCTTTTGATATTCAGCATTATTTTTATTAAGCATATTGATCTCCTATTCTCATTGGATGTTGTTAACTTTATTTTTGATTTTAAGTTCGTTCAAGCGCCGAGCCTGCAAAGCTTTTCGTTTGCGATTCTTAATTTTGGACTTCTTATGACTTTTCGTATGTTTATTGTGCTTGCTCATAAATGAATCACCTCAATAATTTCTATTTTTAAACTGCTATATTTCTAAAAAATACTTTGCTGTGAGATAATAAAGCAAATGTTGTGGTTTGTTTGTGTGCCATTTTTTAAGGAGGTATCTGCAATGACAATATTAAATAATGATAAAATTCATCGTTTGCTTAATGAAAGTGGATTAGGAAACGTTAGTCCAGAAACAGCTGAAGCAGTTGAATCGATTTTAGGAGAACTAGATCGAAAAAATGTTTTAAGGGCAAATAATAGTAAGAATTATTTTATTGATCGTTCCACCCTTGAAACCACATCTTTTCTAAGAGCATTGGTTGAACAAAATTGGCTAATAATTGCACAAAACGAGAAGATTATCAAAGCGTTAAATGCTTCTAAGTAGGAATTGAGCCAATAGGGTGAAATAACTTTCTAAAATGATATTAATGATTTAAAGTCAAAATCAGATAAGCAATTCATCACTTTTAAGCAGGTCGTCTAACCAGGCTCGCCTGTTTTTTTCTTCAAATTAAAAGCGCCCTCTTTGCGAAGACGCTTCTTTAAATCCTTATCCAGTTGTTTATCTATCTTTATTTCTTCATTGGAAACATAACCGTAATCGGTTTGCTTCATGGGCGTATATGGATGCTTACAATCACTCATCAGTACCACCAGCCCCTATAACGGCCATATTCAGCGATCCCAGCCGGCAACAACATGACCAGGATTAAAATCATTAACGTGGCCACATTGCCACCTCCATTTATGTATCAAAAAAGCCCACGTTTTCCGCCGCAGGCATCATGTAACTCACTACAGTTCAAGCTCTAGACAACATAACACACAATTTTTTGTTTTTTCGTGAGCTGCATGTTCGTTGACTGGACGGGTACTACTCATTAATTTTTGGGAAGAAATTACTTTGATACTGTCCAATCAACAACGTGGCTGACAGGGAATCGAACCCTGCAACGGCTATTCTATGCCGTCCCTTTCCGCGTTGCGTACTCAGCCACAGTAGCGTGATTAAAGCCCTAAAACATCCAAATGACAGAATAGTAGCTGGCTACCTGCCAACCCGCCAGCGAGAGCCCCGCCGTGACCAACTCGTCAACCAATTTTTAGGGCAACCCGTTTCTTTATTGAGCAGTCAACTCAAAGGGCTATTTTACTCCTCTGGTCTTTGACCACAATACCATTCTAAAGGCATTTGACCCCCTGAAAATCCCAAAATAGTCCCAATTTAACCCACATCAGATAGATCGTAGATGTCCAAGCCCTCAGCAACGTGTTGAATGAATTTATCACGAAGTCTAAACGCCTGTGTGCGGCTCACATGAATCAAATCATTCGCAATTAGACCGTCCATCGTGTACTGTTGGTGGCGCTTAAAGTACAACTCAGCAATAATCATTTGCGTGTCTTCGCCAGCATCATCCAAACAATCGTCAATGATATCCCGATGGTGTTTGAGGGTGTTAAGTATCTTGTCTTCTTTCAAACTAATGGCCGTGTAGACAACCGATTGATCGTACTTATATTGAGCTTTACCCCCGCCCACGTTTTCGTCAGTCTCTCTATATGGATAAATGATTTGCAAGGTGCGTTCTCTTAGGTACCGATTTGTTTCCGGATATTCTCGCAAGTACTCTTCAATGATGCGCTTGGTTCTTGTTTTCATTTCCATAAACCCCTTTATTTTCAACCCACTAGCGTTATATAATTAACTGTCAGATTAATTACACGCGAAGGCTTCCGGAAACGGGAGCTTTTTTATTTTTCCTCCACTCTGTCATAAGTTTCTTCAAAAATATCTGGTTTGCATGGATAAAGTTCACCGTGTACACCTTGGATGATGTAATCACCACGATTAGCAATGTGATTTCCTTCGAGAGTTTTGATCACCAACTTAACGTTTGGCGTTCCTTTATCAATTAAAGCCGCTGTTCCATTCTTAAACGCTTTGATAATCCATTCCGGGTCTTCTAATTGTTCTTGATCTGCTGTCCATTTAAATGCTTCAATTACAACTGGTTTCTTTTGATATTTCATTTTCATTTTTCCTCCAAATCTTCAATTCGTCCCATTACATAACTGATTACCATCATCAAAGTAGCAACAGCGTAAAACATATAAAAGTCTGCTGATTCTAAATTCCATTTATTCACATAGCCCAGCCAACATTGACTGTCATAAATGATTACCCAAACTGCTAAGCTTCTAATCAGAGCCATTATCTGCCTCCACATCCTGAAATGCCTTAACAACGTAATCAGTAAACTCTTTGCGATTAGCTGCAATGTTTCTAGCTAATCTTGTGGGTCGACTCAACTCGTCACCCTCACCAAAAAATTCAATATCATCTAAAACTTCCACAGCAATATCATTTGCACTATTATAACCATTCATACGATCTGGCAATAAAACATCTTTTATATAATCTTTAGTTTCTTGCAGTAACATTTACTTATCCCCTAACCTACAATCATTTGGCGTTTCGTTTATTCTCAATTTTGCATTTGATAAGATATCATTTTTTTGACCAAACTGGCACTCAATACCATCTGGTGTACGGATAAACAAAGGGAACCATCTCATTTCTTCGTCTTCATCTTCCGTTTCTAAATACATATCAATTGATAATAAATCTTTAACTGATAATTGTTTTTTCATTTGTCTGCCTCCAAATGATAGACATGGTCATTAATGAACCACTTATCCTTTTGAGCATCGTAGTAGACACTAGGATATTTCTTTTTTAAAATACGCCTGGCCTTACGATACGAATATCCCTTATCATCAACCAGTTCCCAGAATTTTTGATCATAGTTCAAAATTAATTCTTCATCGCTCATTTGTTTGCCCCCAATTGTCTTGTTCGTTCGTGCGATTGCACCGTATTTTGGGAGCTGATTTGATGTCGATAATTTGCAATTGTGCTACTTGCCGTAGATACTATAATTCCCAAAATATGAGCAATGGTTGCTGTGGGATAGCCGCGATTATAGAGCTCGACGACTTCATGACGAATCTCGGCAGCTTCATGTGCTGACATATCCCCCATTTTGCGGGATCTGAAACTTAAAACTGGCTGTTCAGTCCGCTTAAGAACGATCGCCTGCCATTCAGGTGAATCATCCGGAGCTTTATCGACTGATTTATAACGTCCCTCACATTGTCGGACCAGGGCCAACAATTCATCATAGAAGTGCTTATTGGCCCGATTATGATCGTGAATGATTTTTTCATAGTTGCGAATTTTTAACTCTAGTAATTTACTCACGATTCTTCCCTCACTTAATTTCTTCGTTAAATGTCTTGGTTTCTTTGTCTAATCGGGCTGGCGACCGGCACCCGTAATTAATCTTGCCATGCCTTGCAGCACGTAATTGTGATGCTCATTTTCGTTCATTTAATTTTCCTCCTACAGAAATTAAGAATTTTTGCTAATCCCAATCATCTGACTGTTCCAGCTCTATTCCTGCATAATTTGAAAAATCATTGATAACTACATTAGTTGTACGTTTTGTTAGTCCTCCTTGCATTAAACAATTAATAATTGCCTCATGTAAATCAGATAATAATTTTTCTTCTTTTATGTGAGTGACTGATTTTTCGCTTGCTTTTTTTACAACAATTAATTTTTCAGAAATATTTAATTCAGTGGCAACTTTTTTAGCTATTTCTTTTGCTTGATTCGCATCTACTAATACTGGGAAGGCTTTATCAATGTCTTCAGTTTCAGAGTAATCAATGTCCCCACTAACCAGTCGACGGTCCATCTGCTTAATGTAAGCATGACTATTTTCGTTGTAAAAAACATAATATTCTTTTTCCATAATTCTTCCTCCTACATAAAATAAGATTTTTATACCATCAACAGCTCATAGATAATTATGATTGCGCGTCATTCATGCTGTGCCTCCGCTCAATAGTTCTGGAATTTTTTCAAATGGGACAATGGTTTGGATAACCGTATTCGCAAATTCAAATATCGAACCATCACTAGTACGGGAGATTCTTTCCACTTTTTCTAAATTGATCCAAACTAAGCCACCATCAATATCCGTAACTCTAATCCACTTAATTTCGCTGATATAATTAAACATTGTCTTCCTCCTTTGGTGCAATAAGTTTATTATTTTTCTGATCGCAGACTGTATTGTCACCAAACTTCTTGTATATTTCGATTTCATCAGGTTCAAGGTAGCGAGCATTAATACCTCGGAAGCCGATTCCGACTTGTCGTTCTCCATGTGGAGGAATGGTATTATTTTTTCTAGTGTTTGCACCTCTAGCGAACATTGTAGGAGCAATTTCATTTTGATACTTTAATGCTTCCTTACCCGAACTAAAAACGTGGATATTTGCAAAAGAATATCCTTGCATCCAATCGTACTCATAAGTAAGCGCCATCTTCTTCATTTGTTTTCCCCCTTAATTTTTAAAGCTTGAATTGGTTGCTTTTGATATATCTTAATCATTTGTCTGCCTCCAAAACATATTTGCCCCACTGGTCTGCC